AGTGAGTTTTAACGGTTCCGGTACAGTCCTCATCAATACGGCGGGGCAACCTGTCGTATCAGGCACCGTCATTAGCAGCACGGCCTTTAACGCCCTGACCGCTGACCTTGCCACGGGTCTTTCCACCTGTATCACCAAAGACGGTCAAACGACGCCCACGGCCAACATCCCGATGGGCAGCAACCGCATCACCGGGTTGGGTTCTGCCGTAGACGCCACGGACGCCGCTACGTTTGCCCAAGCGCAAAGCACGGCAGCCAAGCTAATCGGCGGTATCAGCGGCGCAGACACGATTACAGGCGCTTTAACGCCCGCCATTACGGCCTACGCTGCCGGTCAGATGTTCTATTTCGTGGCCGCAGGAACCAATACCGGCGCTGTCACGCTCAACATCAACAGCCTTGGTGCCAAAGCCGTTACCCGCGACGGATCAACGGCGTTAGTGGCTGGAGACATTGCATCTGGAGAAATCGTTGTCGTTGTATATGACGGCACTCGATTCCAGATGATTAGCCCAAATACGTTTAACGGGACATTGCCCGTTGCAAATGGCGGTACGGGGCAAACAAGCTACACCAACGGCCAGTTGCTGATCGGTAACACGACCGGCAACACGCTGACCAAAGCAACTTTGACGGCAGGCACCGGAGTTACCATCACCAATGGTGCGGGATCAATTACGATTGCTGCCGCTGGTTTGCCGGTGATGAACATTGTTAGCGGAACCACGCAAACTGCCGTAGCCGGTAATCAGTACGTTTTGACTAACGCATCTGCAACTACCGTTACGTTGCCCGCAAGCCCGTCAGCAGGCGACACGGTATATATTACTGTTGCGAACTCGCTCACAACAAACGTGGTTGCTCGTAACTCGCAAAATATACAATCGCTCGCGGAAGATATGACACTTAATGCGGCTTACGCGGCGGTGCAGTTACGTTATGCCGATTCAACCAGAGGATGGGTTCTGACATGAGTGTTTTTACGCAATTCGTTACTGGCGGCAATAATTTCCCGAGCAATTCAAGGGTTTTTAGAGCGTCCGACACGTTTGTTGTTCCGGCATCTGGTTGGTACAACGTCGTTGTTATCGGCGGTGGTGGATCGGGCGGTGCAGCTTCGGGTGGATATACCAACCCCAGCGAAACGACGGCTCGTCGTGCAACGGGTGGCGGCGCAGGCGGCCTTTGTTATAAACGGCAATACCTTACATCAAGCACTTCATTGACGGTTACCGTCGGTGCGGGTGGTTCTGCGGTTTCTATTGCGGCGGCAGTTGAAACTGCAACCAACGGCAATCCGGGCGGTAACTCAAGCATTTCTGGCACCGGCTTTACGACCATGACTGCTAACGGCGGTGGCGCTGGTCAGGCTTCTTCGGGTACTGGCGCGGTTTCTGGCGGTACGGGCGGCACGGCAAGCGGCGGTGATTTGAACATTACTGGCGGCGCTGGTGGCGATACTGCTTCCACTTCTCACAACCGCTATGGGTTAGCCACAGGTGGTGGCTCCGTTGGCGTGTATGGAGTCACAGGTTTTGATGGCGGCGATATTTCCACAGATTTCTCTATTTATAAGGCCACCGGCGGCGCAGGCGTTGGCGGTGGGGGTGGAAACCTGACCAATACATCCCGACAAACTGGCGGTGGTGGATCGGGCGGCGCTGCCCCGAACAATACCAACGCTCAAACAAGTGGATTGTCTGCAATAGGCCTCGGCACTTTGGCGTTTTTTGGCGCACCGCTGCAAGGCGGTTCTGACGGTACTGGCACGGGCGGCCTCGGCGGTGCTGGCGCTGCGGCCCCGAGCAACACATCTTCGGGAAGCCCCGGCGCAGGCGGTCTTTTTGCTGGCGGTGGCGGCTGCTCAACGTATGACGGTACGTTTGCCGGTGGTGCAGGCGGTTCTTACGGCGGCGGCGGGGGTGGCGCTGTTGTAACTAACTGGGAAGGCTATGGCATCAGCAGCGGCGCGGGCGGCGGCGGCGCTGTCGTATTCCAATTTTTAGGAACCTAAAATGATTTACGAAATACTCAGCGATTCGGGCCAAGTCGTTAACACGATCATTGCGGATGAGGCATTTGTAGAGGCGCATTATCCGGGGCATTACCGCCTTGTTGGGCCAGAACCTGTCACCACGCCTCGCATCGTCACCAAACTGGCGTTTCGTTATCGCCTAACCGATGCGGAATACGTTGGCATCCTAACTGCCGCCAAAACCGACGTTTCGGTGGCTGCATGGGTAGAGACGTTTAACATCGTCAACCAAGTCAATTTAGACGATCCGCGCACCAAGTCCGGTCTTGACATGATGGTGTCAAAAGGCCTGCTGACAGCAGAGCGCGAAACCGAAATTCTGACCGCTCCGGTTCAATCTGACGAGCGTCCATAAGGGGCAGATAATGACAACGGTGCAGGAGTTAGAGGTGACTGTTACGAGTCACATTGACGTTTGTGCGGTGCGGTATGAAGCCATTAATGCCCGTCTTAAGCGTCTGGAGCAATTAGTATTAAAGGTTGGCGGCGCAATCATCATTATTTTGCTTGGCGCACTTGGCAGCATGGCGTTATTGCTCCTTGAGGCTATGCAAAAGTGAATATGCAGAAGATTGTGGATATGTTGTTTCCGGTGCTGCTGGCCGCTGTCGGCTGGCTGTTGTCGGAGATCACATCGTTCAACAATCGTCTGATCGCTATAGAAGGCAAAATGCCCGCCCTGATTACGCCCGAGGGTGTGCCAACGGACAGCCCCATTAGTGCTGCTAATCGCCAAAAGCAAAAGGAAGAACTGCTAGATAAGATTTACGACCTACAATTGCGGGTCAAATTGCTTGAGGAACGCAACAAATGATGACGATGATCAGCACGTTCCTGTCGTTCCTCGCAGGCGGCCTTCCCAAGATTCTGGAGATTTTCCAAGACCGCCAAGACAAGAAGCATGAGCTTGCCCTTGTCGCCGCCCAAAAGGAGCGTGAATTAGCCCTCGCAGAGCGGGGGTTTATCGCGCAAGCGCGGGTTGAGGAAATTAAGCTAGAGCAAATCCAGACGCAGACGGCAGGCGAGGAGCGCCAAGCCCTATACCAGCACGACGTTGAGATCGGCAAAGGCGCAAGCCAATGGATGATTAACCTTCGCGCCTCGGTGCGCCCCGTCGTTACCTACATCTTCGTGCTGGAACTCGTTGCCATCAACATTGCAGGCGTCTGGTATGCCTACAACACGGGTGTGCCGTTTGCTGCTGCAATGGCTGAAGTTTTCTCTGACGACGAAATGCTGATTTTGAGCAGCATCATTGCTTTCTGGTTTGGTACGCAGGCTTTCGGCAAAAAGTGAAGGTTAGTCCTGCCGCGATCCACATGATTAAGCATCATGAGGGCGTAAGGATGCGCCCTTATCGGTGTCCGGCCCTGCTATGGACGGTCGGGGTCGGCCACGTTATTGATCCTAACCACGCCAAGGTGCCGTTTGCAGAACGACGGGATTTACCGATACCCGATAATTGGGATCGCAGCCTCACGATGGACGAGGTGGACGCTATCCTTGCTCAAGACCTTGCGCGGTTTGAGCGCGGCGTGGCCCGACTTTGCCCTTCTGCTGTTAATCATCAAGGCCGGTTCGACGCACTCGTTTCATTCGCTTTCAACGTGGGCTTGGGCAATCTTCAAAGGTCTGGGCTTCGCATGAAGCACAACCGTGGCGAGTTTGATGAAGCTGCTGACGAGTTCATGAAATGGTCAAAAGCCGGTGGTAAGGTATTGAAAGGACTTGTAAATCGTAGGCGAGATGAGCAAAGATTGTATTTGAGGGGTTGATATGCCAAAGAAAATCCCCGTTGTGCAGATGAACGAAGGCTCTTGGTATAGGGTGAAGGGCTATACCTATACCGAGTGCTGCGACTGTGCGCTAACGCACAAAGAAGAGTACAGACTTGTTGACGGACACTTGGAGTGGAGAGCCGAGTTAGCCCCAGAAGTTACCGCGAAACGCCGAGAAGAACTCGGGATCACGGTTAAGAGGAAGGCTAAACGTGACCGTAAAGAAGGCGACTGACGAACAAATATTGCAAGCCTTACAAGAGTGCAAAGGCGTTAGGTCGGTAGCAGCACAAAAGCTCGGAATTAACATCAGAACCTTGCTGAATCGCATACAGGATATGCAAGGCAAGGGCATCAGCGTTCTCGGTTCTAGCTACCAGCACACCCCAAACGTGGTTAGGGACGAGTTTGAGTTTACCCCGCTGCCCGACGACGACGTTCCCATTGAGGAGCTAATTGAGCAGCGTAAGCGCAAGTTTCAGCACAAACGCGAACACGAAGAAGCATCCAAGCTTATCCCCATACGCATCAAGCTATCCGGCCCGATTGGGCTGCTGCACTTCGGTGACCCGCACGTTGACGACGATGGCTGCGACATTGAGGCTATCGAACGCCACACCGCCCTCGTAAACGCCACAGAGGGGCTATTTGCCTGCAACGTGGGCGACACCACTAACAACTGGGTTGGCCGTTTAGCAAGGCTTTACGGCGATCAGGCGACTTCTGCCGCACAAGCGTGGCGGTTGGCTGAGTGGTTCGTAAACCGCTGCCGCTGGCTCTATATGATTGGGGGTAACCATGACCTATGGTCAGGCTCTGGCGACCCTCTGCGGTGGATAGCGAAGCATCAGAACTCACTTTATAAGTCGTCCGAGGCTCGCATTGCGCTGCGGTTCCCTAATGGCCGCGAGGTGCGCGTAAACGCCCGCCACGACCATAGCGGTTCGTCTATCTGGAACCCCGCCCACGGCCCCATGAAAGCTGCCCTAATGGGAACCCGTGATCATTTGTACGTTGCAGGCCACAAGCACGAATCGGCGTATAGCGTCTTAAAAGATGCAATATCTGGCATAACGATGCACACGATGAAAGTGGCGTCGTACAAGATTTATGACCGCTACGCCAAGGAGCGTGGGTTCCGCGATAACTGCTTGTCGCCTTGCGCCTTGACTACGATTAACCCAGACTTGCCGCCCGACCATCCAGACCTAATCAAAGTCTGGTGGGAACCCGAAGAAGGCGCGGAATACCTGACATGGATGCGGAATCGGTAGATTGGCAGCGGTTCGATCCGTGCCAGTTGTGCGTGTTCTTCTGCCCCGCTAATGGTGAGGGGTATTTCTGCTCGCACCCCGAGGTAAAGGATTACTTAAAAGGGGTCTGCAAGTGCGAAGGTCGCTATTTCTTGCAAACCCGCTCGTTTAAGTGGCCGCCCGAGGGGGATGGCTGAGGGACTAGGATTCGAACCTAGATAACAGGGATCAAAACCCTGTGTCCTGCCGTTAGACGATCCCTCAACGGCTCAGCAAATACTCAATCTCGTTACGCAGCGTCTTAATTTCTAATTCTAACAACGACGCTTCGTCGTGTAGCCCCATGCGCCTCATGGCTACAAATGCGGTGGCAAGCCTGTCGCCTTGCTTTTGCCCATATCCCCACGGTGCGCGTTCTAATTCTTCCTTCCATGCTCCCGGCGGGCTAACGTCATCTTTCACCATATATCGCGCCCTCCACGGCAGCAGCGCCAGTTAGGGGCTGGCACAGAGCGCCATTCACGGTCACGGTTAGCCTTGAGCTTGCGGAACAAGTCAATAATCCATCTCATACGGCCACCATAACGCGCTGTGAGCGTCCAGAAGCGCCTTTGCGGCTCCCCTCGTACCGTATCAATCCCTTTTCAGCCAGCGCCTTAAACCGCGCCGTAACGCTGCTGTAAGCAAGGGTTGGATGGGTGGCTCTAACATCGTCGCTAATACAGCCTGCCGCACCGTAGCCCTTAATAGTTTCATAAACGAGTTGCTCTAATCGGCTAATGTCTATTGATCGTGCTGCGGCTTTACTGGTGTCTGGGCTGTCGGGGCGAAAGAGCTTGTGGTCGCTTGTGCCGAAAACTCGGCTGAATACGTCTTGGATGGTGAGTTCCAGCGCGGCAAGGGCATCTCTGTCTTTATCCAGCTGGGGTCTTTCCACAGTAGTCTGTTGTTCGGATACGCTAACCATTGTCCTGATTCCTCTACGATGATGTGGTGGTTTTTGTGCTGATCGGGGACTTCTGCCCATCCCCCATTGCACCAATCGACGGTAAACAGGTAGTTGCCGTGTCGTATCTTCTTGTCGCGCCCCATGCAATCCACGGCGTGATTGCGTAGGAAACTAAATTCGTGAACCGTGCAATGGCGGCTAAAGCTGTCCCACCACACGCATACCTCTAACGGCAGCGGGTCGCACGGCTTGGAGCAGATCATGTGGATTG